ATTATAGGGGCCAGTATATACCCCTAACTATATAAAAAACTAGGCTGAAAGCCATAAGCCGAAGGCTAATATATAATGTTAGGACCATAATAAAGTCTTTGATGTAGGTTGATAAACTCTTTTTATCAATATTCTAATCTTTACTTCTCAAAAAATCCAATTAAAATAGTATTTATATACAAACGTATGTATTACTATGGATATCAATAGCACAGCACCAACTTTCAGACAAATACTATTAGGTAGGAATATTGTATCCGATAGTGTATCCAATAATGGGTTAGAAGCACTTACTCAAGGGATAGGTAGTTTTGTATCAATAGGACACGGAACACCAAATGTTCACCCTTCTGAAGACCTTGAGTTAATAGGTAACCTATATCGTGATTTAATGATAGTTAATAATAAACATCAAGGGTCACTTGATGAAAGAAGGCGGATATCAATAGTTACTATACCCAATGCTGAAGCTGGGGATGAATCATATAAAATTAATTACGCTGATTTAATTGAAGATAGTTTATTGAGAAAAGACCTCAATATTATCAATAATAAATATCGTAATGTATTAGGTGAGGATAGAATAATTGATATTAAGTTATTCCAATCACTTACCCCAAGTAATATTGAGTATGGTGTTAGTTCTTCTAAATTAGGTATTGATGATAAATCCGTAGGATATCGAAAAGCTAATACAACTAAATCAATGTATCTTGATTGGGATGCTCAACTTCTTAAAGATATTGTAACAACGCCAGTAGTAACCAATAAATCACTCCCCAACTATCTAACTCGTACCACAGGTATTGTAGGTAGTAATAAAAGTGTAACAACTGCCGCTTCAATTATAATCGGAAGTATACTTGGTGGTACTCAACCTACATATCAAGTAGGTTCACCTAACCCAATATTTGAAATACAAGGAGCATTAGGTAATTCTGATATAAATGAGACACCATTGGGTATAGCTGCGGCTCAAGGTTTAAGTAATTCAATCAGGTATAATATAGGTGCCAATCTATATGAGGAAACTATTGGTAATATTAACACCAACCCTCTTTCAGTATTGATGGGTAATAGTATTATAGTACCTAATTATAGTATTACCGTTGCCAAGGGTACTTTCGGGGGGCTTTTGGATTATACCGAGAAAATACTAGGGTTTCAAGTACCAGTAAGTCTATTAGCCCAATCATCATCTATTTTTCAATCGGAAAATCCTGTAGCTAATATACTTAGGGCTAACAGTATGATTGAGAATACTGGTAAAGGACAAATACTTAGTTTATTCGCAAACTTACGAGCTAGCTTATTAAGTAGTAATAATGTTAAAAGTGGTTATGCTCCAGGATTTGTCGATAAGCGTAACCCAAATGGTGGGATAAATCCAAATATATACGCATTCTACGATAATACTGGTGGTGTTATAGACCTATTACATGGTGTTGATAATAATCCTATTTCACAATCCAATTATAATGAAGGGTTGGCTAAAGCTGCTGGATTTGAAGGTCTAACTAACGTTAAGAGTGAAATATTGGGTGGTACTTCTAGACCAGTGGATTTTACATGGGGTGACCAATACAAGGGTGTGTTTACCAATAAGGATTTTAATAAGAAGTCAATCCTATTTAAAACATCATACTTATTCAGACAGGGTGGTAAAATGGTTAACCTAACCACAGGTAAGTTTGCCAAAACAGAACAAGGTGAAACTAATACAACCGTGGATTCTGCTGCTGGTTCAGTAATATCCAGAGGTAGTGCTGTTAGAAAGTTCAATGGTAGAGTTCCTGAGAGTGACCCTGAGAAGATGTTTACTAGAGCTTGGACTACTTTTGATAGGTATGATAAAGTATCATCCTTACAGAAGAGTTCTGGGTTAAACTGGAAGGCTGGTACAAACCAACGTTGGGGTATGGAGAATTCGGTGTTGGGTGATAATGGATTTGTTAAGATAGGACCGTACGGTGACCAACAGGGTGGGGCTGAAATATTGGATAACCCAAATTTACGAAACTATATGTTTTCAATTGAAAACCTTGCATGGGCTGACGTATCGGCTACCAAGCTGATTCAAAGTGAAATAGGACCAGGAGACCCGATAACAGGTAAGAAGGGTAGAATCATGTGGTTTCCACCATATGAGATGAACTTCAATGATAATACCAGTGTAGATTGGGAACAAACCAATTTCATTGGTAGAGGTGAACCTATTTACACCTACAACAATACCACTAGAATTGGTACCCTTCAATTCAAGATTATAATCGACCACCCTTCATACATGAATAACCTTAAAGGTGAGAGTGACCAATTAATTGACGCTTTTTTTGCTGGTTCCTTCGATGTGGATGATAGGGTTAAGAGTAAATTGAGTACTGATGAAATTAACTCAATGGAAATTAAAAGTAATAATAAGATTGAAGAAGTTAATCATCAAGCAACACTAACACCAGACCCTTATTCAGTATACTTTCCATTCAATACTAACACGATACAAGAAGTAAATAATGATTATGAGAATGGTGTAAATTTTAATTTCGTAACTAATCCTATGGGACTTGGTGAAGGTGTCGGTTCTTATACGACTATGGATGGTATAACTATTGTCGATAATACTAATTATACTTTGAACGATATTTATTGGGAAGCTATTAATGATTTAGACGTTAAAATGAGGGAATGTCCCGCATGTAAGATTACTATTAAAACGTTTGGTGTTAATGGTGAGAATGACTTAGCTAGATTCCAAAGAGCTAAAGTAATCTATGATGAAATAGTATCTATTGTTGACCCTAATGACCCAGTTAAGAATAAGCGATATGTATACGAAGATGGTGGTAATACACCAGTCCAATTAATTAACTCTACAACAGGGCTACCTTTAGCTGACTTTGGGTTGAATATCAAACAAGCTATAAAGGTTAGTGTATCATTCCAATTCGATAGTAAATTAGCGGAAGAGTTAAATCCTAATAAGAAACAATTACTAACACCATTCGAACCTAATAACGTACTTAATCCAGATATTAAGAGTAGGTTCTATAACGAAGTTGGATTCTTTAAGAAATTAGAACAGGATGATAAGGTGGTGTATGATAGTATTAGTGATAAGATTGCATTTTTCCATCCAGCCTTCCACTCTATTACTCCTGAAGGATTTAACTCAAGGTTAACCTTCTTACAACAATGTACTAGACAAGGTCCTACAATAGCCGCTAACACACCAGATAACTTAGCATTTGGTAGACCACCTGTCTGTATTTTAAGGATTGGTGACTTCTACCATACGAAGATAGTAATTGATAATCTAAGTTTCAGTTATGAGCCATTGGTTTGGGATTTAAACCCTGAAGGTGTGGGTGTACAACCTATGATTGCTACGGTGGATATGCAATTCTCATTCATTGGTGGGTCAAGTATGAGAGGTCCAATTAATCGACTACAGAATGCAGTTAGTTTCAACTTTTTCGCAAATACTGAGATTTATGACCCACGGGCTGATACCATTTTAACTCAACAAGAACCAACAAAGGGAACGTCTGGAACTATCATTAATGGTACTGACCCAGATAATAGTGGTAATGCAGCTAAGAGTAGTAATGGTGGTGGTAATACAAATGCTGCTACTGCTAATCAAGCGGCTGTAGCTATCGCTTCAACAGCACCTACAGTACCACCAGTAACTGCACCAAGTGGTGATGCTAACGCATTACAAAATAGTACTCTGATGCCACCGTATTGGACTCCAATCTTAACATTAAAGGTCATTGATGTAGCAATTACGAATGATTGGTCAGTTAAATTAGAAGTTAATGATTATATTAATAATCAGAAGAAGACCATTAAAGAATTCCCAAGTATCACAAATTTAATTGATAGTGATAATAATCTGGTGTTAGACACTGGATTGATTATTTATGACATTGATGAGTTTACGCAGGAGATTGCATCACCTACTAACCCAACAATCATGTTAACTTATGTGATGTTATTCCTAACATTCCATAGGAATGGAGAAGCTAAGATAACTAAGTCGGAAAAAGCGTACTACGACTAATACTATTCATGACCAATGTTAAAAATAGATAAAAATGGCAGATTATTTAGATAGATACGCAGCATTCCGCACCAATGGTGGGATGACACCAATACCAGGTATTAAGATACCTGAATTGGGTACTGATAAAGCAGTTGTATATAAGGTTGGTGAGACAAGACTTGACAAATTGAGTCAAAAGTATTATAATAACCCATATAGCGGTTTCTTAATTATGTTGGCTAATCCTCGATATGGTGGGTTAGAATTCGACATCAAGGATAGAGACGTTATAAGAATACCTTTTCCGTTTACTAGTGCGGCTGAAAGGTACATTAATGGAGTAAAAGAATATAAAAAGTTGTATGGGTAGAATTTTATATCATGACCCTAATCCTGACGGACGGGAATTAGTACCATTGGAAGACCTATCAATTAGTGTTGATATGACGGTTAATAAGAAGGCGCGTACCATTATCACTGATGGTAGTATCAATTCGATAAAAGGTACTAACGGTACAATGTCATTTCTTGATGGTACCGCTCATGGTGATAAAAAATCGTTAACCACTAGTTATACTGATATTGGTACCACCTTCAATAAGCCTAGTGATGACGCGATGGAAGGGTTTGGTATGACCGACATCCAAATTCAATTCGATACTTCATATGCACCAGTTGTTAAGATAAAATTCGTTGACATTCGTGGTGGTATGCTCACCAGACAATCTTTCACACCTGATGATAATAAGTACAATATATTCTTTGATTTACCGTACCCTATGTTCAGTTTAACAGTGAAGGGATATTACGGTAAAGCTATTTCCTATTGTCTTCATATGACCAAGTGGAATGGTATGTTTAATTCTGAGACTGGTAATTTCGAAATTGAGGCTGAATTTATTGGTTATACTTATGCAATCTTGACGGATATGTTGATGGGTTATTTAAAAGCTATACCTAAGACGGATGTGGGTGCGCCAATATTTAAAAAAATACAAGAAGAATATGCGAACTCTGGTATACCTATACTAACTATCGATGAGATGCTTCTGAAGATTTCCAAACTTAATGATAATATTACTAAATTTAAGAATGATGACCCAGATTATCAGAAACTTATAGCTAAAAGTAATTCAACTGAAGTATTACGTAAAATCAAACAGAGGATGATAGACTTCCTTAATGAGATTAATACATTACAACCTAAGTTTGCTGGTGACAACATTTACATCATAGTTACTGAAGGTTCCACGTCTACTTATACCAGTAATCCAAATGTTACTTTCAATTCTCAAGTGAGTACTAATGATTACTCTGATATCATAAATAACTATGAAACCGAAATAGAGGGTTTAATTTCAGAGTTGAATAGTGTTGACCCAGATGCTAATATTGATTTTGAATTATTCAAAGTTATTGAAACTAAAAATGTGCTAGATGTTGATATTGTAGAAGATGCCAACCCATCACCAGCCGCAGTATTCAGAAAGAATGATAATTATCTTGAATCTGAAGAGAATAGATGTTTAACTTTAGCAGCAAAAATTAGAAGTGCGGCTGGACTTACAACAAGTCTAGTATTAAACTCAATACCATCTAATACCACATACCAAGTATTCGACCTTTTCAGGGGGAGTAATGAATTCAATAGGGTTATATCAGAGAATTGTGATAAACAAACTGAAATAAAGAGTGTGTTATCAAGAAAACTTAAAAGGGATGCACATAAGGATTTGGAATTCAACCCAACTATAAAGAATTTGGTTAGAACGATAACAACTCATTGTGAAGTATTATTAGAGAGTATTCAAACAGTAGCTAAACATGCTGAACTTGAAGAACCTGAAAGGACTAAATTACTCCAAAAATTGAATCCTAATAGATTAGACGCACCTATTAGTGATACGAATGTATATGCGTTTCCAGAATACAATGAAAATGGTACTGAGAAGTGGATTGGTACTATAATCGATGAGGCTAATATGGGTGAGGTTAAATTCGTTAAGAATTTATTGGATAAACTTATTGAGAGTAAACAAGATGATATAGAGATTGAAATTTTAGCTAAAGCATCTACTGTTGATTGGTGGGCATTAACACCAATAGATATAGGTAGAATAAGTAGTACTAGTAATGAAATTATTGGTAATCCAGGTTTAAGTATTAACCCATATAAGACTATCCCTGCTAATGTTAAGGTGGATGACGTTTTGAGAATATTAATGTATAGGATGTTCCTATATTTGGGTGTGGCTAATATTGAGATTGAGGATAACATGTTGGCTATGATGGGTAAATTTGAGGCTAATAACCTGTTCTACGGTATGACTGAGGGAACTATTAGAGATGGTCTGGCAGACAATTATAATTCGGGGGATAAATATAAAAAACATTTCTTAGAAGGGAGTGACCAAATACCTAATTATTTAGGTAAATTGAGTAAGATACCATATATGTATAAAAATGGTAATGATTATCTATACACTTACTTAAAGGGTGCTATTGGTACGAATAAGGTTTATATTCCTGTAAATGGTGGGTGGTCTGGGGAGGAATTTTATAATGGTAGGACTATTAAGACTGATACCGAATTAGTTACTCTAGGTAATTCAACTAATATAGGTGAGTCGATTAGTTTTATTTCTAATTATATAAATGGTAATAACGATACTGAGAAAGTATCTGATGGTGGTAGATATATTGATATTATTTCTAGTAATGCCTACAATAATACCAAATACACTAAACCAACAACACTATCAGGGTTAATAACCAAAGACTTCAGAGAAACTATAGCCGAAGAGGAGGTTAGACCTACTCAGAACGCTATAGAGAACGTTTTAACGGATAATACACCAATGAAGGGTATTAACCCGATTGCGGGTAAATTCGGTTCAACAGAGTTCTTCCATATGGATGCTGATGGGTCTGTTGGTGGTACCAGAGACGCGAAAGGGTTAAAGAAAGAAGGTGATAACACTCTTATAGCACCAACATTTTATGATTTCTCTAAGGATGGTTCTGTGTTAGCTAGGAAAACGGATAATGGTGAGTATAGTGATAGGGGTAATAATATGGTCTTATCAAATGAGGGTATGCTTGATAGAGGTGGTAACTTATGCGTACCTAAGATTGAATTTGGGTTTAGTAAAACATCTAGTAAGGACACTGTATACATGCAATCGTTATTCGGTAGCCCACTGTACTATGCTCAATTGGCATCGGTACAGGAAATGCTAGCTAAGGGTTACTTATTTGTAAATACGTTCCCACTAAGAGGTATTAAAGGTACCGTATTACATTCTGACGTTAATACATTATTTGGTAATGATGTTGAAGATATAAAAACAATTAGTGGATTATTCTCGAATAATGCTGGGTTCGTAAAGGTACCTACTTTATGGTGTTATTGGGTAGGTAGTATTCTATGGCGATATAAGTATATGAATGAAAATAATATAGACCCTATCGTAACCACTGGTATAATCGATAACACGGTTGTAACGTTAGTTGAGGGTTTCACTGTCAGACCAACACACGATGAGTTATTCTTTTCGTTAGGTTTAACCAATGATACTAGTAAACCACCCATGTATGTAAGTGGGGAGTTTGTTACTGGTCAGGATACTCAATACAAGAAATTAGATATTACGTTAAGGAGGTTACCACAACAAGCTAAGGATACATTTATCACATTATTTACGAATTGGGTTAGTAAGGACTTTACTAGGATTGATGAACAATACCGAATGGATATAGCTTCAACAATAGTTACTACTACTATAACACCAATAACAAATCCACCGACCACATTAGCCAACTTTACTAATTGGAGAAATGATTATGTAACTAAATTCGCGAATGGGTATGATGTTAATAATGGTAGATTATTTCCTAATTCTATATCAATTCAGGAGGCGCGAGTATATACTAAGATTGGTATGGTAGAAGGTATAGGGTATTACTACGACCTAACCAATAATCTAACTACCCAAATCAACACCGAAGTAACACAATTAATGTTAGAAACATCGGTAATAGCTAACTACTCCCCTCACACTTTTAGAAAAACCAATTTGACTGGTACTACTCGCGTGATTAAGGTTAGTGAAACTAAGATGAATATTTTTCTAAATAGTGTTGCTACAGAATATGCTAAACTATATAAAGACTTCAAGACGAAGACAACTGATGAGGACTATGCCAAGAACGGGGTATTCAATTCAACTAATCATGAAGAAATATTATTGAATATCTATCGATATGTTTCAGCACTGAATAATAAATGGGTTGGTTCATATGAATCTGATGGTGGCTTATTTTTCCCATGTGCTATAGGTGGTGCGGGTACTGATGCTGATAAAGCAATCGCTTCTGGTGAAACGAGAACTAATATAAGACTTATTGATACATTCAGATTCGTGGATAAGGCGTTCAATAATATTGGTGACGACTTCATAGTTAACCCTAAAGTTATTGCTAGTATGATAACCAGTAATTACAATCAGAGTTTCTTCGATTATATCAATAGAATTCTAGCTAATAACAACTTTAATTTCATACCGTTACCATCATTTGTTAATTTCAAGAATGAGCAAGCTATGGATGAGATATTCAAACCTATACCATATAATCAAGCGGTGGAACAATCTAATGTTGGTCCTACATTTGTATGTGTATATGCTGGACAAATGTCCACACACTTGGATTTGGGTAGTTTATCTGGATATAAAAGTGATGCTTTAGACCTACACCCTGATGCTATTAGGAAAGATAGGACGTTTGATATTGCGCCAGATTTGACGAAGGGTGATATGTATGCACCAGTATTTGAGGTTAACTACGGACAACAAAATCAAAGCTACTTCCAGAACATCAAGCTTGACCAAAGTGAGTTTACTGAAACCGAGGAATCGTTAACAATTATTGACGATTTGAGTAAGTCATCCGATAAGAATAAGGGTGCTTACATAGGACAAAACCTATTCAACATATATCAAACTAGGTCATACAGTGCTGAAGTAGAGGCATTGGGTATGCCGTTGATACAACCTATGATGTATTTCCAATTGAATAATATCCCTATGTTCCGTGGCGCTTACTTGATTATTAAGACTGAGCACCATATTACAGCTAACCATATGAAAACCAAATTCAAAGGTGTTAGGATTAAAGATGTGACAACACCATTATATAAATCAGCGTTCGAGATAATGGATTTTGTTGGTGATATTGACGATTGTGGTAAGAACCTAATATTTAGAGGTGATAACATAATATTTGATGATACTGTTAAATCTGGTTCTGAAGGTGCCGATATTTACGTACCATCACCACTAACCGATATTGATGCAGCAACTTCAGAGTATTATAACGGTGGATTTAAGAAGGGGTATACATTCACCCTTGCCGACTTCGATAGAAAGTCTAATACTAAGAGAAGTGACGGTACTAGTCTAACCTTTAATGAGATTTTTGATAGCGTATCAAAAATAACTAAAGTACCCGTAAATACACTTAAGGTAATGGCAGTTGTGGAGTCTTATGTTGGTAAGAATAAAATAAATAAGGGTGCTAAGACTGAGCCGAATAATGATGGTATGAATACCTTTGGGTATGTAGGACTTAATCAATTTGGTGACGCTTCAACTAGGCAGGTTAAGAGTAGGGTGTCAGATGCAGTATTTACACCTAGTAATAGTAACTTAGTGTTTTTCGGGGCTACTACTTACGCGAATCGCTTAATATTAGTACCTTCAAATTGGAGTACAAACCCATCACTGAATAATAAATCAAATAACTCCATGTTTGATGACTACATTAACACGATGGCTACAGCTTATCTGGCTATAGATAACATCAAAACAACACCAAGTAATATCACTAACGTGGTGGATACATACTTAGCCCACCAACAAGGTAGGTCAGGATTAAACGCTATCAAGCAACACCAACTTAGCGAAGTTAATGGTAATGCTATTGGTAACCCACCAAACCCAACTGATACTAATAAAAAACTTAAGGATGATATTGAGGATTACCTAAATAAAGAGTGGTATGCTGCTTGGGCTGGTCGTATCGACTCGGTGGCGCTTAAAATAGACCCTAACTATAAGTCTAGTTTGAATAACAATTTTCCTAACGCTAATAAACTTAGGGCTACTCTAACAGAATTAGCTTATATTGAGAAGGGTAATAGTTTAACATCAGCTAACGAAGACATCACACCAGAAATGGAAAAATTAGCGTCAGCAGTACTTAAAAAAGTCAAAGAATTGTACCCTACTTTAACTTTAAGAGTTACGGCTGGTAATGATACGGCACATGTTGGTTCTGCAAATAGTAGACACAAGAAAGGTAATGCAATTGACTTTACTATTATAGGTTCAAACGGACAACCTATAATTGTGCAAGGTAGTTATAAAACTAAGAAGAATGGTGGTACACTTAAGAATAGCTATACATCCGCTGAGAAAATAATTATAGTCAATGTAGTTAATGTCGTTAGAGGTTTTACTAAAGGTGGTAACCCTAATGTTAGGTATCTTGATGAATATACCATTGGTAGCGCACATGCAACCGCACCTCACATTCATTTATCTTATGGTGGTGGAACGGAGGGTGATGCTGAAAGAATAGCTGCTATTAACGATACTAACCTCACATCATATACGGTATAATTGTAAGTTTCAGATTTATGTGATATATTTGCGTAATGGTTATTGGTAAAGTAATATCGGAGACGGAAATAGACCTTGGTAATAATTTCGAATGGTTATCGGGAACAAACGAGGATATTAATGTCCCAACCATTATTGTAGGACTAGTTAAAGCCACTGAAACTCTACTTAAACGAGGTAGAGAGGTGAAACTATTGGATAGGAAGATAGGTCAACACGATTTCTGGACGTTTACTCGAAAGGAACATAGAACCCATCATGCCAACGATTTAGTAGATTTCAGAACCTACTGTTACAATACATTAGTGGAGAACGTTAAATACGAGTTTATAGACCCACTAACCTTATCTGATGAGGTACATACTGAAGCATTCGATAAGGTTAAATCTAGCGATATTTTAATATCGATAAACGTGGGTGATATGGTATACATGTATGATGGTACCACTACCTATGGTATCAAATTAACTTTCTATGAATTCTTGAACTATGATAGGACTAAATTATTAAGTAAAATAGAGGGGTTCTCCACAGTCTTTCTTGATACTGATGAGATACTTATAGAATATAACGATTTTATGGAAGAATATGAAAATGATTACATGTATCTTCCATACCTATATTCTATTAAAACTCAATGTCCACACGACACATACTGTTAGCGTCATTTATTCCTATCAATAGGGTAGAATGGTTCTATGGGTATATGGAAGGTAAGCACGATATTAGAAAACGTGACATCTTCAGATATGAGCAAAGTGAGGATGTTTCCACTGATATACTAACATTCAGATTTACGTTGGATACCAACGATAATATCAATTTCAATAAATTATTTCCGAATGCGATGCTTATCCACAAAAAAGGTGACGCTCTTTATACGATAAACGGACTTAATAAATTAATAGAATCTGAAAATGAAGGTAGTATGGGTAACCTAAATCATAGTGATATTAAGATAGATTGGTCTAAGTATCAAAACAACTTAATTATGGTAGATGGAGAAAAACTAGTACTAAATACGATAGAACGCATAGTTTAGTGAAGTTTCTGATATTTATTACTATATAACGTGAATGTAAAAACAAGTATCATGAGTAAAGATTTGAACGATAAAGAGTTAGATTCCAAATTAGACGCTTTTCTAGAAGAAGAAAAAGTGGGTCAAACTATAGTGTGTACTGACGATGTATGTATCATCAAGAATGATAAGAGTATTATCGAAAGAGTGAACAAGAAGGTAATAACCCAAGATGGGAGACAACTATTAATGTAATCCAATGAAGAACGTAAAACTAGATGAAAAACTTTTAAATGAGGAAGCTAAACGTATGATGAATATCGTTGAGTATTCATTCGTGGGTATTACTGAGGATGATGAAGAAGTGGATGACCTAGAAGGTGGAGATGTGGAACCAGAGGTTAACCCTGAAGCTGGTGGTGAAGCTGGTGAAGTAGATGGTGAAGTAGATGACTTGGAAGTGGAACTTGGTTTGGATGATGCTGGTTCGGAAGAAGCGCCAGTAGAAGAACCAGCCCCAGAAGTGGAACCAGAAGTTGATATCAGTTTAGATGAGCCAGCCGAAGATGAAGTGGAATTGGATATAACCGAATTAGTCAACAGTACAGAAGAAGCTAAGGCATCATCAGATATGGCTAATTCTAAATTGGAAGCTCTTATTAAAGGTTTTGGGGCATTAGAACAACAATTAAATGTAATGCAACAAACAAGTGCTAAAATAGATGACCTTGGAACTAAGGTAACCGAATTAGAACATGATATTGAAAGACGTAATCCAACACCAGAGGAGCAAATCGAAATGAGGTCATTGGATTCATATCCGTACAGTATTAAGCTTACTGATTACTGGTCAGACAAGGAAGATAAATTAGCTATTCCTTCATCACAACAGAATGGTGGTACTAAAGAATATACCTTAACTAAACAAGACGTTGAAGGTTATTCACCTTCCGATGTTAAGAAGAGTTTTCGTGATTTTGACGAAGATGAGGTAGATTTTTAAAGTATCGACATAACATAATATAAAAGAAAAGTGGAATTTATCCACTTTTTTTCGTTTATGGGGTTGACACTTCGGAAAATAAGTAGTATATTTGTATTGTTGGAAAGTTCGAATATTGAGAATGATTTTGATAACGAAATTAGACAAAAAAGTAGTAGTTTTTTGGTCTTTTTGGGGTATTAGATGATATTTATATATGTTCGAACAAAGATAATAACAAAGCAAAAAAACAACAAAAAACAACAACAAACATGGGAAATTTATCCGCAATTTTAAATCAGTATGACAAAGCCACTAAAGATAATGCTAGTGGTAGTTCAGCAAAGAAGTTTGACTTAAACAACTACTTTACTACATTCCTTCCTAAAGGAATAAACACAGCTAACAAGGTTATCAGAATTCTACCAGCAGACGAAGGTGAAGAAAGTCCTTTCGTTTTAATACATGGACACAATTATCAGATAGCTGATGGAAGTTGGAAAACTTATGCATGTCTTAAGCATGAAAAAAATGAAGACTGGTCTTTGTGTTACACTAGAGCAGGTTTACTTGCTGAGGGTACGGAAGAAGCTAAGGAAA